TTGGTTTGCAATAACTCTGCCAATTCTTTGTTTGGTTTGCTAAATACTTCGTTTAATGCTTCGTATGTGGTCATAAAATTAAAAAGGTGTCGTTTGTCGTATGCCCATCGCTTGACCGATGTTGTACAACCATGTCATGTTTTCCATTTCCATCGTTACATATCCACTGTATGGAGTTGTTTCGGTAAGGGCTTCACTCGCTTGGATGTACTTGCGCTCAATGATGTTTACTTTTGTTTTGAAGATTTCATTGGTTTGTACTAACTCAACGAATTCATCCATCTCCGTTCCGAAAATGAAGTGCATTGTAAATGTGTATTTCATTTGTCGGCCCTCCCTTTGTACATACGGCGTTGATACAACATTTGTGTGAACTCATCGAACTCGGGTATGTACTCATCCTTTTCGATTTGGTAGGGCTTGGCTTCTTCGATGTTCTCGAAACGCTTTGAATTTTGCTTGATGCAATGCCACGCATACATCACCGCAATGGTGATTGGCGTGATGATGATTAAGTAAATTAAATCCATGTTATTTGTCATTTGTTCCACAAATATACATTTGTTATTTGAAATTCCAAACATATTGAGAAAAAAAGAAAGGGAAATTTATTCCCAATCTTTGTGAATGACCTTATGTGAATGACTTCAACATCTCAATCAATCGGGGGCATGGGTACACATCGGCCTTGTCGGGGCGAACCGAATTGTGGGTGTAAACGCCAGGTTCATTCTTCAATGCCCGTTTGGTAACATCCCAAATATCCTCATTGTAATCCAATGGGATGCCGTATTTGGTTGACCACAACACCAACAAATCCTTGATGGATGCGATTTGCTCATCGGTGTATTTATGCCACAACTTGAATCCTTTGAATGGTTTTGCCAACTCGGTTACCTCATCGGCTTTGATTTCACCACCCACATAGTTGTAATACTTCGTTCCTTTCTTGGTAATTGGCCCCCAGTTGCAAACCTCAATACCGATTGATGTTCTATCCAATGGCAAGTAAGGACATCCGTGGTTCATGAAATGCTTTGTTCCCAATCCCAAATGGTACGCCCAATACTCACTTCCAAATCCTTGTACGATTGTTCCATCGGTGGAGATAGCCACGCAAGTTGCAACCTTATTGGCTACCTTTTCCCAATATGCAAAGGTTTGTTCACCGCTTCCATTACCCGCCGTGTGGTGTAAATACACCTGGGATTTCTTCACCGCCTCGCGGTTGTATGCCCTAAATGGTACTTGTTTAATTTTCATTTGATGTGTGGTTTAACAAAAACATGGTAATGGAATATCGAACCCCATGTGAATAACACCGCCAACCCGATGTTGACAATGACTTCGTTTATTGGTGGGGCTTGTTCGTGCAATACATTCAATAACGATCCCGTCAAAATGGTCAACAATCCAATCCTCACAAAGTATTGTTCCCACATGGGGCGTTTTTGGATTGCACCTTCCTTGCCAAATACCATCAAGTAAAATGCCGTCATGTTGACGAATAAAATGAACGATACAAGTTGATTTACAATCAATACAATCTCATTTGTTTTCATGGTTCTTGATAAATCTTTTTGTGATGGCTTCAACGCCCTTCAATCCCAAAAATCCCAATATAAACGCAATCCCATTTTGGTATGAATTGTCGCTCACACGGGCAATATCACACGCAATCGGTGTCAAATAGTTGGCACTTGCTACACCCGTAACCAATGCAATGCCCGTTTGCTGAATGTTTCTTATGGCATCTTTGCCCACCATTAATAACGAACCAAATAACCCCGCCACCGACAAGGTTAAATTGATGCCTAATTGTTCCAAAAAATCTTTCATCCTTGACCTACGCTTGGTTTTTTTGACTTGTGTTTGTTTATATGCTTCGTATGACGCCCTAATTTGCGTTTTGGCTTCACTCGGAATGTCGTGGTATTACTTTTTGCTTTCGTTGCCATGTAAGTGCCTTAAAATGCTTCTAATGATGATTGCCATTGTCCATAGAAATACAAAAAAGTAAACACGCATTAAACTACGGGCGGAAATGGTGGTGGTGGGGGTGGTACATACTCGCCTTCGGGGCATTGCAAAAGCCAAGCGTATTCACTCGCTTCAACTTCGGGTTTGTCCTCATCCGATAAGAATAAGAACCAAACTCCATTGATGTCTGCCACGCAATTAAAGAACTGATAGGGCGTGTAGTATTGACCTTGTATTTGGTCTTTTTGTTCGGGTGTTAGAATGTATCCTATCATAATTTTATTGTTTTATACAACAGTGTAAGTTTTACACCTGGCGAGCGAGGGTTGTGTTAAACGATTGTACTGCGGTGTAGAAGTTTGATGCTTGTGTGTCAGTTAAGCCATCACCGATGGAAGAAAAGCAATACTCTCTACTCGTATTGTATTGAGGCGAATTATTCCAAGCCCCCAAATAAAATGTAGCATTTGTGGCGGCTACGGATGTAACAGTATTCGTCAATAAATTAGTGCCATTCCTAAATAATTTTGTTTGTGATGAATTGCTACGAGTGCCATTAAAAAATCCTGTTGATGCAATGAGGCTACTATTGTAAGACCCACTATTTATGGCATAATAAACCAATGATCCAAAAACTTGTATACTAGTTTGATTTACTCCCATATCAACTTTGTTTTCAATACTTTGTGTTCTGCAATAATATGATAAATGCGTACTATTTTGAGCGACTGCCGTTGAGGCATTGCAATTTGTATCAAAATAGGTTGAACTCCCATTCCCCGTTACCCCCGTACTCGCAAAAGTCCATCCACTTGTAAAACTACCCGTAAACGATGAGGATTTTAAGTTTTGAGCACAAGCGGCAGCACTCGCCCCAACCATTGGGTAAACGGCTTTCATTGCTGACCAAATACCCGCACTTTTCATATCCAACACAAGTTGGTTGGTTGCGTTCTTTTCGGTGGTGGTTAGTGTTCCACCCGCAGTTGTTACGCGGTCAAAAAATGCCTGGGCATCGGGATCATATCCCCCACCCCCACTTGGTATAAACCCACCAACGCGAATACCTACACCAACACCAAACATTAGTAATTGTACATTACAACCGAACCACTCGCCAATGTAATTGACGAAATGTAACTACCATCGGGAACACAAATGAATGTTCCTTGTTTTAATGTTACACCACTCAATCCCAAAGTTGACAACAAAGATGCTGCGGATTGGTTAAGAATAGCCGATACAACCGCATCACTATTTACCACAAACCCACGGAATCTTCCCGTGTTTGCACTTGTATTTGATACGACTACACATCCCGTGTAACCCGCACTAAATGAACTTGCGTTAATACTCATACCAATAAAACGATTAGATGGTTATTTGTTCCACATTCTCCACGCCATAGATGGCCACCAATGCATCATAAACCGCATTCACTAACAAGGATTCAGCGGGGATGGTTTCGTAGGCCACAACCGACAATTCCAGGTTGGAAAAAGTGGTGTTAAAATCTTGGATGCCTTGAATCGGTGCTTTGCCTTGTGCCAATGCTTCAACACTTGCAAAAACAAAGGTTGCAATTTGGGCGGGGATTACTCCGTCTTTTTGACTTTTAACATCTGCGTAACCTTCTGCGATTACACATACACTTCCCGAAGGGATTGCTAAGCCACTTGTCAAGTTGACTTCACTTAAAATTTTTATTGCTTTCATTTTGTAAATTTAGTGATTAAGATGCGTTTGTAATAATTCCTCCAACGATTGTAAAATTGGTATAACTACCCGTTCCCGTGAATCCATTTGTGCCACCTACTTTGTATAGTGACGCATCAATCGGGGCATACCCGCTATCGTCTGCCAATCTTACTTGTAAGTTTGTTGTGCTTCTTTTTAATGCGGGGAAAGATGCAGTTTTACCTCCTAATCTCAATAAATCAAAACCATTATCTGCCCAGTTGCCCAATCTTATTGTTCCATCAGCATCACTCCAAATTTGCGAAGCACCAACAAATCTAAAATTACCCGTTGATGCAACTTGTACGGATGCCCCGCCTAACGCATATACGTTGCCTCCTGTATTTATTGTACCAATGCTTGAAATGGACATTTTTGAACCAAAAGAAATGCTCCCATCATCATTGAATTTTGCTAATTCTGTCCCCGCAATATTCTGCACCAACAAAGATGTTGTGGCGGAGGTTGAGCCACTGCCTTTGATGCCGACTCTTGCACCTAATGCCGTTGTTCCGTTTCCAAGTGTTGTATTTCCCGTAACAAATAATCCGTTTCCACCAAAATACAAATTATCTCCCGAGCCATTCCCGAAACTTACTGTTGAATCATTGGCACTTCTTCCATTGTATACGGTCAAAGTTGGAGTTAGACCAAATGCTTGTGTTAAAAGTGTATTTCCCGTATTATGAATGTTAGCCGTTGGAGAATTAGTTTTTATACCTAATCTATCATTGGTATCATCCCAAAATAGATTTGCGGCATCACTTGCAAATGCTGAACCATTGGAAAACTGAATTGAACCCGCAACACCCGAAGGGCTTGTGGTTGGTGTTACAATGTTACCGCTTCCCAATACACTTGTTCCGTTGATGGTTTTGATGTTTGTACCACTCACCAATACATCTTGAACCGCTACATTCCCACTTCCCAAAAGGGATGTTGAATTTACTGTTTTGATGTTTGTTCCCGATACCAATGTATCTTGTTTGGCATTGACCTGGGATGCCGTTGGAACGGCAACCCCACTTTGTTGCAATCCGTTTGTGAAATTGATGGCCGTTGTTGATGCCTCCATTGGCAAGTCATTACCCAATCCATCGGATAATGTTTTCAATGTGGATGTTATTGGCCCATTATCGCCTACCTTGATAAGCGCATCGTAAGTTGTTGAAGGGGTTAAACCCGTTAATGAAGTTCCCATATTTTATAGATTATTCCAAGTATCGTTAATTGCATTCCATTCTTTGTATATTGACTGCCATTCGGTATTCCCAAATTTAGGTGTTGCCGTAATTGGCCCAATTCCTTGCGCCCACAATGTGCCATCGCAACATTTCTTTGAATATGTGTTTTTGTCTTTGCACAAACACGCTCGTGTTCCACCGCCTTGTGGTGAACTCCGTGATGGGGTTTTCCATCCGTTCTGCGTATTGTTCGGGTTGTTGGGGTTATTCCAATTGCTCATCGTTTGAATAGGGCTAATAGTAACATCAATAATAAAATGAATCCAATGCCCACACCTATCTTTTGAGGAATCGCAATTCTCTCATGGTACATAACTTGTGGCACTCGGATGGTTTTTTGTATTCTAATCGTGTCGGGCTTTACAATCGTGCGTACTTTGATAATATCGTGGTCTCGATAAACAATCGTTTTAACGCCTTCTTTTTCGATTGTGATGGTATCGGTCGTTTTTGTTACGAAAGTGTCGTAAAACGCAAAAGAATCACGAATTACGATGGTATCAATGGTATGCGTGGATGGTTGAATCAATGATGGGTTCTTTTTGATGGCTTTTTTCAAATGCCACTCCGCCGAACATCCCGTGAACATCACCAAAATCACAATCAATTTCGCCTTGGTGAACAAATCACAGTTCCCTGGCTTCACGATTTTCAATTCCGTGAAATACTTGGTCAATTTCTTGACCTTTTCTTCCTTGGGTTTATATGTCTTTTTTACAAATTCCATGAAACATAGTTCGATGGGTTGGTGTTGGGGTATTCCCCCGCTTCTTGGTTGGCGGTGTATTGTGAGAAATACTGTGGGTAGTAACTCAAATAATCCACCACCCTACGGCGATAGGTTTCCGCGATGTTTCTTTGGCGTTGTACCAATGCATCAATTTCGCTTTTATCGGGCAATGTGGTGTTTTCGGGTGAGTTACGCAAAATACCCGCGTTTGTTACCTCATATCCGTGGAATAACAACAAATCCGCCATGGCGTAATGTATCAACATCGGTTGGATGTAGTGTGAAACCAATGTTTCGTAATTACCCGTCAATGTTCCCGCCTCAACTTGCGTTAAAATGTACCGATACAATTTCGTTCCCAATAGTTCTTGCACCTGGATATCTTGGGCAATTTTGACAAAGGGATATATTTTGTCTACATCCACATTGCCACCCAATTGGGTGTACTTAAAAATCAACTCTTTGTCGACTAATAGAATATCATCGTTTGCGTACATCTTATTTGTTCTTTAATGATCCTTTGTTTGGCATATCAATTGGTCTTGTTTTGGCGGTTTCCCATCCGCTTGGTTTGAAAGGTACACCCGCC